GATGGCTCTTGTATTTTATGGAATGCCGATGCTTGCAGAGAATAACAAGGCCAGACTTTTGTACCACCTAAAGAATCGTGGATACCGGGCGTATTCAATGAACAGGCCCGACCGTCCAACGGCAAAGTTGTCAAAAACAGAGCTAGAACTCGGAGGAATCCCGAATAGTAGCGAGGAAGTCCGACAAGCACATGCTTCAGCCATTGAGTCCTATATTGAAAAATACGTTGGATATGACGCCGAAGGGGTGTTCAGACACCCCTCGGAGTGCGGGGACATGCCGTTTAACCGGACTTTATACGATTGGGCGCTGTTCAATATAATGGACAGAACCAAGCATGACGCATCAATTAGCTCAGGTTTGGCCATTATGGCAACCCAAAAGCACCTGTATGTGCCTGAAATGAAGAGCTCCAAAATAAGTGTTAACTTTACGCGATATAACAACTCCGGCCGATTAAGCCAAATCATAACTAAATGAGCGACATTCAGCCCATCATAAACGCGCAGTACTTCCCTAATCAGTTTGTTTCTGATGCGGAAAAGAGCACCGAGGCGTTTGGGTTAAGAATTGGCCAAGCCATTCAGTACGAATGGTTTAGAAAGGACTCTCGCTCCGGTAGATTTTATTCTCAATGGAGGGATTTTCACTACCTAAAGCTTTATGCAAGGGGCGAACAATCGGTTGAAAAGTACAAAAACGAAATGTCCACAAATGGGGACTTGTCTTATCTAAATCTAGACTGGACGCCGGTTCCTATTTTGCCAAAGTTCGTTGACATTGTCGTGAATGGCATGTCAGATAGGTTTTTCAAGATTAAGGCTTTTGCTCAAGATGGCATGTCTTCTTCGCGGAGAAATCGGTATCAGGACATGATTGAAACTCAAATGGCTGGTAAAGAGCTATTTATGAGTCTTCAGAAAAATATGGGCGTTAATGGATTCGCCATTAATCCGGAAGACTTACCAGAAAACGACCAAGAGCTGCAACTTTATATGCAACTCAACTATAAGCCAGCCATAGAAATTGCCGAAGAAGAGGCGATTTCTACTGTATTGGAAGATAATCGGTACAATGATTTAAGAAAAAGGATTGACTATGACCTTACTGTTTTAGGCATTGGAATATGTAAGCACCAATTTTATCCCGGGGATGGTATACGGGTTGAGTACGTTGACCCGGCAAACGTGGTTTACAGCTATACTGAAGACCCTTATTTTAGAGATTGCTTTTATTGGGGGGAAATCAAGACTGTCCCATTGACCGAGCTGCCTAAGATAAAGCCCGGATTAAACAACGAGCAACTTGAAGAAATATCCAAGTACAGTCAGTCTTGGTACGACTACTATAATGTATCTCAATTTTATGACAATAGCCTTTTTAAAAGCGATACCGCTACACTTCTTTTCTTTAATTACAAAACCACTAAGACGTTTGTTTACAAAAAGAAAAAGCTTGACAACGGCGGAGAAAGAATAATCGAGAAAGACGAAAACTTTAATCCTCCCGAAGAAATGATGGAGGAGCAGGGATTCGAGCGCGTCACAAAGACTATTGACGTTTGGTATGAGGGCATTATGGTTATGGGGACCAACATCATGCTTAAATGGCAGGTGATGGAAAACATGGTCCGTCCTAAGTCTGCATCCCAGAATGCCGTTCCAAATTATGTAGCATGCGCTCCAAGGATGTACAAAGGGAACATCGAGTCCTTAGTACGCCGGATGATTCCGTTTGCGGACCTCATTCAGCTGACGCACCTGAAGCTTCAGCAAGTAGTTGCCCGTATGGTTCCAGATGGTGTCTTTCTTGATGCCGATGGCGTAAACGACGTTGACCTTGGAACCGGACAGGCATACAATCCGGAAGATGCTTTGAGGCTTTACTTTCAAACCGGTAGCGTTATAGGACGTAGTTATACTCAAGATGGCGAGTTCAACAATGCCCGGGTTCCTATTCAGGAACTTAACTCGAGTTCCGGCCAGCAAAAAATGGCGGCTCTTATCGGGAACTATAACCATTACCTAGGAATGATTAGGGCCGTAACCGGTCTTAATGAAGCGAGAGATGGCACTGTTCCTGATTCTCGGTCGTTGGTTGGTGTGCAGAAACTTGCCGCAATGAACTCCAATACGGCAACGCGCCATATTCTTGACGCATCAGTTTACATAACAAAAAGCCTTTCAGAAGCTTTGACATGCCGAATCTCGGATGTCCTTGAATACGCGCCATTTAAAGAAGAGTTTATTTCTCAGATAGGTCGCTACAATGTCGCGTTGCTTGATGAAATCAAGGACTTGTACATTTATGATTTTGGCATATTCATTGAGGTCGCTCCAGACGAAGAAGAGAGAAGCCAAATGGAGGCCAATATTCAGATGGCGCTACAAAAAGGCGACATTAATCTTGAAGACGCGATTGACATTCGCGAGATAAAGAACATCAAGATGGCCAATCAGTTGCTCAAACTGAAGCGCCGAAAGAACCTTGAGAACCTTCAGGCCAACGAAATGCAAAAGCAGCAAATGGCCATTCAAGGGAATATGGAGTCTCAGAAGATGGCTGCTCAGACGACTATGATGAAGGTCAACGCGCAGGCCGAAGCCGACATGAAGGTCAAGCAAGCGGAGGTGGCCTTTGAGATTGAGCGAATGAAGGCCGAGGTTGAAGCGAAGAGCTTGCTGATGCAGCGTGAATTTGAGTATAATATTCAACTTGCTGAAATGCAGGGCAAAACGCTGTCCGAACGAGAAGCCGCCCGGGAAAGGGAAAAGGCAAAACGTATAGGGCTTCAGAATACGCAACAGTCAAGGCTTATTGACCAGCGCAAAAACAACCTTCCGCCCGTGGCATTTGAGTCAAACGAGGATAGCTTAGACGGCTTTGATTTGGCCGAATTTAGCCCTCGTTAATTTTTTATATCTTTGCAACTAAATCTAATCTTATGAGTGAATTTAAAGTCAGAGCACTTGATTCAGCTGGGCAACCGTCTATTCAAGAAAAGGAACAGCAAAATCAGGCTCAGCTTGAGGCGCAACAACAACAACAGCAGACTCCGCCCGCCCCGGAGCCTCCTGCGAAACCAAGTATCGAAGAGGGTGACGTTCTTTCATTTATTAAAGAAAGGTACAAAAAAGAGATTTCCTCTATTGACGACCTTCTTGTTGAGCCTCAAAGGCAAGAGCCACTTCCAGAGGATGTGGCTACGTTTCTCAAGTACAAAAAGGAAACGGGCCGAGGTATTGATGACTTCATCAAGCTCAACAAAGACCTTGACTCCGTTGACCCGGACCAACTTCTTGTTGACTACGCGCTAGCTCAAGAGGAGTACTTGGACAAGGAAGACGCCTTGAGTATTCTTGCTGAAAAGTTTGGATACGACGAGGACTTAGAAGACGAGTCTTCGGTCAAGAAAAAGAAGGCTTCTAAGAAGAGGGAATTAGCCAAAGCAAAAAAGTACTTTAGCGATTTAAAAGAGCAATACAAAGTTCCGCTTGAGTCAAGAGGGAGCTTGCCCGAAGAATCGCCCGAGTACAAACAATACAAAGAGTACCTCGACAGAGCCAATAGCGAGCAGCAAGAGGCAAAGCGGAAAGGAGAGTGGTTCCAAAAAAAGACGGAAGAACTTTTCTCACCCGAGTTCAAAGGTTTTGAGTTCGGCATCGGTGAAAAAAAGTACACTTTCATGCCCGGTGAAGCTTCTGAAATCAAAAGTCAAAACTCTACTCCGGTAAACCTTATTTCAAAGTTTATCGACGAGCAGGGATTGATTAAAGATGCTGCTGGTTATCATAAGGCTCTTTCAATCGCGATGAACCCGGACAAGTTTGCAAAGTTCTTCTACGAGCAAGGCGTGGCCTCTGCTACGGAAGACATGGCAAAAAGAAGCAAGAATATCAACATGGATATTCGAACTTCCGGACAGCCAGTTACAACAACCGGAGGAGTCAAAGTTGCAGATGTAAGCCCAACATCGTCAGGAATGGGATTAAAAATTAGACCTTTTAAAACTTCTTAAAAATGCCAGTTTTAGCTTCTCCAACTTTTGCGTTGCAGCCTAGTATTAATAGGCAAACAACCGCCACGAACTACATTGATAGTTCTAACTTCAACTTTTTAAATCAGTATTTGCCAGACATTTATGAGTCAGAATTTGAGCGCTATGGTAATCGTAGTATCTCTGGCTTCTTGCGTATGGTAGGTGCTGAAATGCCTTGTGCTTCCGACCTTATCAAATGGGCAGAGCAAGGCCGTCTTCACGTTAAATATACCGGCTGTACCACTCCAGCAATTCTTAACGCTGACACCGCGGTTTTCACCATTACTCCGGCCACTCAGTATCAAACCCCTGCAAACAACCCTCTTTTGGGCGGAACAGGAACAAACAACGTAAACGGTATTCGCCTTGGCCAAACCCTTCTTGTTCAGCAAGAAAATGGCTCAGTCGTTAATCACGCAGTTGTAACCGCTGTTGCTGATGGAACTGTTACCGTTGCCTTTTACGAAGGGGCTGGTATCGGTGTCGCCGGTGCTTCAAACACTTTTACCTTATGGGTATATGGCTCTGAATTTGCAAAAGGTTCTCTCGGAATGACTCAGTCGGTTCAGTCTTTTGACATCTTCAAGGACAACAACCCAATTATTTTGAAGGACAAATTTACCGTGACTGGTTCTGACATGACCCAGATTGGCTGGGTTGAAGTCACCACCGAAAACGGGGCTTCTGGATATTTGTGGTACATGAAGGCCGAACACGAAACCCGTCTTCGCTTTGAAGATTATCTAGAGGCATCTATGCTTGAGGCGGTTCCTGCTGAATCGGCTTCTGGTGCTATTGCTGTTTCTCCTGCTTTGAAAGGAACAAAGGGCGTCTTCTTTGAAGTCGCTGCAAACGGAAACGTATTCAGTGGTGGTTATCCTACTAGCCTTGTTGACTTTGACGCGATTGTTCAGCGTCTTGACAAGCAGGGTGCTATTGAGGAAAATGCCTTGTTCGTAAACCGTGCCGCTTCTTTCGCCATGGACGACTTCTTGGCTGCTCAGAACTCTTACGGCGTTGGTGGAACATCCTACGGTTTGTTCAACAACAGCGAGCAGATGGCTTTGAACCTCGGTTTCCGTGGCTTCCGTCGCGGTTACGATTTCTACAAGACCGACTGGAAATACCTGAATGACCCCACCATGCGTGGTCAGGGTACTGCAACCGGTACTGTTGGTGGCGCAATCAATGGAATGCTTGTACCTGCGGGCTCTACCAATGTTTACGACCAAGTAATGGGCCAAAACGCCAAGCGTCCATTCTTGCACGTTCGTTACCGCGAAACAGATGCCGAAAGCCGTAAGTTTAAAACTTGGGCAACCGGTTCTGCCGGAGGCGCTGCAACAAGCGACCTTGACGCAATGGAGGTCCACTACCTATCCGAGCGTTGTGTTTGCACGCTTGGTTCCAACAACTTCTTCTTGTTCCGAGCCTAAACGATTACCGAAGGGGGGGGTGTTTGAACACCCCCTCCTTTATTTTTTTTAACCTTTAAATTCAAATCAAATGCCTAAAATCTATAAACTAACCGGAGGCGCTGCGCCTATGAGCTTTATGCTTGCAAGCAGAAACACAATCGCAAAAAGACTTTACCATTTTGACGGCAAGGTCAATCGTGAGCTACGCTATGCTCGAAACCAAAAAAGCCCTTTTGTTGATGAACAAGATGGTAATTTTATTCTTGAACCTATCATTTTTGAAGATGGCTTTTTAAGAGTTGAAGACTCAAACCCCGTTCTTCAAAAATTTCTCGAATTACATCCAGACAATGGGACTTCATTTGTCGAGGTTGATAGCAAGAAAGATGCACAAAAAGAACTTGATTGGCTAGAGATTGAAGCTGATGCTTTGTCTAAGGCTAGAACAATCGATTATGCTATGATGGAGAATATTGCTCGAATTGCCCTAAGCATTGACCCTTCACGGATTAGCACACAGGAGCTAAAGCGAGACATTATTATTTATGCAAAAAACAATCCGGAAGAGTTTTTGTCAATCGTCAACGACCCAAATGTTGCTCACGATGGCTTGGTCGCCCGCCTATTTGACTATGGGGCTCTTGTTGTAAAAAGAAACGCCGTTCATTACAATTTGACCAATAATAAGTCAAAATTGCTTATCATTCCGGCCGGTCAAGATGCCCATGAGGCGGTTAGCTCTTATTTCGTGACCGAAGAAGGAGCTGAAGTGATGGCTACGCTTGAAAAATATATCTCTGAATAATTAGTATATTTGCCAAAAGTTCCAGTATGGTAAAGTTCTTAAAATTCGCTAAGTCAGTCATGACTCAAAGTGCGACAAATAATACATCCGGATTAGCGTCTCACTACATTAATTTGAGCAAGATTTCCGACGCTAGATGGACCAGCGTTACAGAGGCGACTCTTCGTATCAATCGAAACTTTTTGGCGACAAGGGATGTACTTCTAATTACGACAAATGTGGGTAATACTGCCACGATTGTTTCTATGGTTGATGCTATCGCAACTGCCAGTAGCAACGCATATTCAAATGCAAATAGCGTGTACACCTACGATACACTTCCAAATGCCACATCAATACCGCGCTGCACGAAGCACGGATGGAGGCGTTACTTGGTCTTTTATAGAACTAGGTTCTACGTTCAATAAAGGATGGACTCATGCCGCAAGCAATGGGGCCAATCTTTTTGTTGCAGTAGCTAATAATGGTGGAACAAAGCAAACCATGTTTAGTTCGGATGGAGGAATTACTTGGACTTTGTCAACGACGGCTATAACTGACGCGCTTACTTGTGTTGCTTGGAGTGGGAATTATTTTCTTGCAGTAGGCACAAGCGGAACCGCTTGGAAAACTCAGGACGGTGACACTTGGACAGCTGTTGGTGCTTATCCGGTAGTTGGTGCCGCTTATCAAAGCGTTGTTTGGAGTGGTACGACTTGGATTGCTTGCAGAAACGATGGAGCAGTAGCAACAGCTTTTATCACTGGAAATGCCGAGAATATAACTACTTGGGCAGCTCAAGCCAACGGTCTTGCTGGAACTTGGATTGAGTTGGTAAGACTTGGAACAACGGTCGCTGCAATAACCTCAACAGGTGGAACTGCTGGAGCTGCTACTGCAACTCAAAACGGAGTTACTTGGACCGCAAATAACGGATTAGCTGCCGGAACTTATGTGGCAGCAGCGAGTGACGGAACGGCTGGAATGGTTGTATTATCGCAAATTGGTCCCGGAGCTACTAGGATTACCACCAGCACAAATGGAACAGCTTTTACTGTTCAAACAACCGCAAATACAGACTCTACATCACAGATGTGGTCGGCGGCTGCATCTACCGCAGCAAACTCTTTTGTTGTTATTTCGTCTTCGGGCGGAAGCACAAATAGAGTCGCAAAAAGTTCAGCGTTAGCAACTTGGGAAGGATATAATATGTCGTATGTAAATACGCTTGAAATTCAAAGCCCTAACTACTACAATGTCGAGAACTTTTTATACATGAGGCCCGGAGCTCAGAACACTGTTATTCTTGACCTTGACTCTGCAAATCCATCATCTGATGTGTTTACATTTACTTTTGGTTCTGATTATAGTGGAGCCACCCATGAGGTTATCATGAATGCTATTGTATCGGCTAACTCTCAAGAGCTGGCTCCGGCCGGATTTTTTGAGATTTCCGGAACGCTACCTGATGGTCGATTTATTGACCTTCAAACTACAAATGTTCAAAGTTAAAAGATATGGCTAAATTTTTAAGGATTCTACCCGCACAACAGACGACTTCAACAAACGGTCCTATTTTGTTGGACCCGGAGTCAATTTTGGTAATGACAGCCGGAAGTGACACTACTGTTACATTGCTTACAAATACCATTGATGCTGGTAGCGAAACAGCCACGGTTACTTTTAGCTCAGCAGACGCTAGTTATGCGGCTCATCGTAATTTTTGCGATGCAATATGCGCTGCTGCTTCAGACCAAAAGTCGAGCATTTATGACCTGCCTCCAATTATCGGTGGCGATGGCGCTGCGAGAACTATTACTTCTATTGTTTACGCTTAATCTTTTTTAAATTATGGCTAGTTTTTTGAGAATATATGGGGCAAACTTGACGACCGTAAGCAACTTTGATGCTATTATTTCATGTCGAAATATAGCCGCTTTAACGGCAACCGCTACAACTGTCGTTATTAACTATGCAACAGGTAGTACCGGAACCGATGTCGTCACAATAACTATTCCGAGTGATTCAAACGGAGCCTTTCAGCGTGAATTGCAAAATATCATCATTCAAAATATAAATAATAACGAAGGCATAGTTGATGTTCAACCATTGTTCACGAATAGCACAACGGCGGCGAATAATAAAATTAGCACCGTGGCTATTGGCTAATAGTTCACAATAATCAACAAAGCCACCCCCTGAAACTCAGGAGGGTGGCTTTTTTATTACCTTTGCGTATGGCTGAATTTATGCAAATAAACACTTCGGCGGGTGTTCCGTCCCTGTTGAATATCAAGGATGCAAAATCAGTTTTAACCACGGTAAGTACCATTGTTTTCTATTATGGAAGTAGCAATATAGCTACGGTTACTTTTTCGATTTCAGACTCCAGTTACAACCTACAAAGGTGGTTTTTAGGGCAAGTGACTTTAGCCGGTCAATCAGATGTTTCTTATTACGTCTTGGGGCCATTGCCAAAAGTTCCAAATAATGATGCCGTAACCATTAGTTCCGTGGTATTTGTATAATAAAGTATCTTTGCATTTATGATTGACGACGTTAGAAATGCGGTACTCGCCGTTGCAAACAAGAACAACTACGGATACATAACTCCGTCGGACTTTAACCTATACGCTCAGCAAGCGCAGCTTGATGTGTTTGAGGGTTATTTTCAGCTGTATAACGACCAAATCCGCAAGGAGAATGCTCGGCAATCCGGCACGGGATATGCCGACCTAAGGCAGATAACCGAAGAGGTCATTGACACCTTTAGCACAAGTCAAGCGGCTACTCTCGTTTCCGGTTCGACTTTTAGCGTACCGACAAACTGTTATACCTTGGTGAATGTGCTTTATGGGAATCGAGTAGCTGAAAGGCTTTCGCTTAATAAGCTGAACCAACTTCTTGCGTCAAATCTCACGGCGCCGACAATTACATATCCCGGATATACCATAAGTGGCACGACCACTGGGAGTCCATTGGCACTTGTTCAGCGAGTGACGATGTACCCAACCACGATTGCGGCTAATGTCAACTTTCAGTACATCCGCTATCCCCGGATTCCAAAGTGGACTTGGGTTTCGCTTGGCGCCAATGGCGACCCAATTTTTAACCAAAGCGCCGCTGATTATGTGGACTTTGAGCTACCAGAATCAGATATGCCGGCGCTTATTGCAAGGATTCTTCAGTATGCCGGAATCTCTATTCGCGAAGGCGATGTCTATCAGTTCGGTCAGGCAACTGAAACGGAAACCCTACAAAAAGAGCGTTCATAATGGCATACATAACTCAGTATCAGTATTACGACAATGGGGGCAATTCCCCTCAGGACGCTAATTGGGGCAGCTATCAGTATGTGTCGCTAGAGGACATCGTCAACAATTTTATGTTGATGTATCAGGGCAACCATGAGCTCATCAACAACATCAACCGGTATCAGGTCTTGTTTTTCGCAAAACGCGCAATACAGGAGCTGAATTATGATGCCCTCAAGGAGATTAAAGTATTGGAGCTACCGGTTGGCAGCGACTTGAAAATTTTTCTTCCATCTGATTATGTGAATTGGGTTCGGATTTCCGCAGAGGTCAATGGTGTGCTATTCCCACTTAGCGAAAACTTTCAGACCAATTTTGCAACGGCCTATCTACAAGACCAAAGCGGAGCGTTGCTCTACGACCAAAACGGCAATGTGCTATCTCCGCAGTATTCAGACTTGGACCTAGGAAGAATAAACAATACTGCGCCAAGTCTGTATGTCAATCCATCAAGCCCATACAATGGGAACTACGGATGGTGCATTGACGATGTTTGGTATTTCCGGTGGGGTATTGGCGGCAACTATGGACTGAATACAGAGACGGCCAATGGAAACCCCGTCTTCAAGATTGACAAGCAAAGTGGTGTCATCAATTTCAGCTCGAACATGAGCGGGCTTCTTTGCGTCATCGAATATGTGTCCGATGGTATGGAGAACGGCAATGACGGCTCCGTTAAAATCAACAAGCTTTTTGAGGATTACATATACGCTGCAATCAAATACGCCATCTTGAACAATCGTTTTGGTGTTCAAGAATATATCGTGAACCGGGCTAAAAAAGACCGAAGGGCTCTTTTGATGAATGCAAAAATTAGACTTAGCAACATTCACCCGGGTCGCCTCTTGATGAATATGAGGGGCCGCGATAAATGGATTAAATGAAGACAGTAATAAACTATACCGGTGGCAAAATGAACAAAGACCTCGATGAGAGGCTTGTTCCGCCCGGCGACTATGTTGATGCCTTAAATGTAAGGACCGGTTCTACCGAGTCTACTGAGATTGGTTCGGTCGAGAAAGTCCGTGGCAATTCGTTGGTTACGGAGATATACTACAATCCTTCTACGCAGGCAAAAATATCGGTAAACGCAAAGTGTATAGGCGTATTCAAGGATGAATCTAGAGAGGTTATTTATTGGTTCATTCATGACTTTAATCCGGGCGGAAGCTATCCACTCAATGATACATGCGACCTTATTGTTTCATACGACACCAATCTTGGGGCTTTGACATATCATGTCATTGACCTAGGTGGTGTTTTGAATTTCTCCTATGACTATCCGATTACCGGTATCAGCATTGTTGAGAATTTGCTTTTTTGGACGGACAACTTAAATCCGCCTAGACGCATAGACATTACGGCGGCTTACTCTGGAACGCTTACTGGAGAAATGTTTAATGTCATCGTAAAGCCACCTAGTGAGGCTCCGAAGATTTCACTTACATACATTTCGACGGTTGGGAATTTTTTAGAAGAAAACTTTATATCGTTTGCGTATCGTTATAGGTACGCAAATGGCGAGTATAGCGCTCTTTCTCAATTTAGCGAGATAGCATTCGTTCCTTCTGATTTCTCTATTGACCCAAGCACATACCTCAACGA